TTATATTTTCTAATCTTTTTAATATATCTTTATAATCAGGTATCTTTTTAGCTGTATTTTCATATTCTGATAATATTTGGTGTAATTCTTTACTTATTACATGAATATTATACCTATATGTATATTCTGTATCATGCTCCCATTTAAACCTTATAAAATCATTTTTCATTTTCAATCCTCAATTTTTAATTTTTCAAATATTTGTTTAATCTTTGGATACATTATAGCTATCCAATCAACATATCTTTCATTCGCCATATCATCATGACAAGATATCCCACACTCTTCCATTATTGCATGTATAATTTCATGTCTTAAAACTTTTCTTTTATATACTTTTAAATTCTTTTTATCATTGCCTATAGGCTCTCTGTTCAGACTAGAATCTATAACAATTGTTTTGTCTGATGAATCACAATAACCATCATTGTCATTTGTTAGCTCTTCGATTATTTTATAATCAGTTCCCATTATATTTATAATAATATCTTTGCTATCCATTAATCTTTCTCCATCAATTTATTTATTCTCTTCTCTAAATCATCCAGCTTTTTAGTATCTTTGATAACTATTAGAGAAATTATAATACTTGCTATACAGCATATAACCATTATAATATCTTTATCAGTCATAATTATTTTTATTCCTTTTTTCTATCTTACTATTTAACCTATATATCATATCTTCTGCCCAATTAGGTATTGTGATTTTATCTTTATTTTTTTCATAATAACTTACTGGTGTATTTTTGAATTTCATTGACATTGCCATCCAGTCAATAAACATATGAACACAATGTAATGATTGAATATCTGAAGTAGGATATTTTTTAATTGTCCACGTTTCCCAATGATGGTCATTATATTTTTTATGATGTTCCCACGCTTTGTTAAATTCCATATCAAAAAATTGTTGCTCTTCTCCATCATATTTTTTGTAAGGATAAAATTTATTTCTATATGGTATAAATTCTTCATCAGAATATTTAGTTAAATCATGATTTTTTATTTCTTGATCTAAAATATTATATTCAAAATCATCATATATAAATTTTTCATCTTTGCATTTTAATTCTAAAATAGCCCAAGCATTTTGCACGTTCATTATATGTTCTTGTATATAATTAAAATAATCTCTAGTTGATTTACATTTATTTATTTCAATTTCTATCATTTCATTTTCCATTTAAATTATTTCCCCCGTTATTCCTGATTCCTTATTTATTTTATCAACCTCATTTTTTATGTCATCCTCTTTCCAGTCTGGATGCTGCATTTTAACCTTTGCATAATTTGATATTGCTTTAGCCTGGTCAAGATTTCTTATTGTTTCACTCAACTCTTTTGTATCTGGCATTATTGAATCTTCTATTTCAATAGATACATCTTGCTCTTCGTACATTTGGCTTAATCCAGAAGCTTTATCAAGCCTTTGCATCTGTAATAATATTTGTCTAATTGCAGGTATCCAGTATCTAGATTTTTTATTTCTTGTAAGCTGGCTTTTATTTCCCCTTAATCTTAATGCTGTCCCACTTTCTGCCCTGCCTTCTATTCCAAGTCCAAAACTTTGAGGAGAATATCCACATTGATTTATTATTTGATAGAACAATTGTTCACAAGTTTTAGCATGTTCATCGACACGTATATCAAATTGTACCTGCTCAATTGGTTTTATGCCGCCTTCTCCACCCATTTTCCAGGATGACAAATCTAACTTTACAAAAGCTTTTCTAAACTTATTAAATTTGTTCAAGAATTGCACCGTTCCACCTGTTGTGTTTTTTGCTTTTTCTAATAATTCCTCATCAATTAATAATTGTGCTAAGCCTAACTCTATATCACGTATCCAGCTTGTCCATGCAAAATCAAGAGAATCAAGCATTGTTATGCTAGAATTATAATCATTAATACCAACATAAGCACCAGGTATTAATTTATTTGGCCTCATATTTGGTATATATACACAACCTAATCCATCAATATTATTATGCCTAACTGGTTCTAAATTCAGATTTTCTGTCTCAGCTATTTCACTAAAATCTATAAGCTTACCAACTTTATCACTGGTTCCTTTATGCAGCTGATATTCAATAATAAGACTTGTTCCTTCTCTTCTTCTATTCTCAAATAATCTATAGACAACACCTGATTCTGTTGTCTTTACAACTCTAAAACACAGTACTTCCCATAATCTGCCACGCCAGAACATTGGGAAAAATTGAGATGGTGTTAAAACTGATACAAGAGGAATCTTTTCAAGGCTTGGTTCAATGTCTATTTTTAATAAACACCCTGATAATGCAGCTGCTAATTCTGCACCTTCTAATAATATATTGTCAAAACCATTAACATCAATAAATGATTTTATTCTTTTCCCTGATTTATTTTTCTCATCATACTTAAATCTAGGTGATTCTGCAAAAAGTAAATTACTTGATGTCGCGGCTATATCTCCAGCTAAAGGAACATGAACAATGCTTGCCCTATCTTCTTGTTCCATCCTTGCCCAAAACTTTTCCTGTGCGGTTTCATTTCCTAAAGCTTTAACAGTATAATATTCTAATAAATTTGCCGGGTCTCCACTATACCATGATTCCCACTCATCATATTTATTGAACCAATACGAATAATCTAATGGTGGAAACTTAGAAGTAGGTTCTAAAAACATTTTACTCACTCCTTATATTAATAATTTATGTCTACTACTACCCCAGGCTATAAAGCTATCGCAAATATGGTCGTCTTCTTTTGCGATAATACCTTGCTCTGGATTTTTATAATGATACTTCTTCATCTTCTCCTGTGCTGTTTTATCTGTTATATTAAGCCTATCTTTTTCTAATAATAATCTTATCACATTTATTCCAACATCTTTCCATTTATTGAAAGCTATTGTAATTAGTTCTGTCTGACATCTTTTTTCCTTTAGAATTTTCTTTAATGTAATATTAGAATCCTTTGGGTTACTGTCAGCATAAATTATTTTAACATTATATTCTATACAAATATCTGCAATTTCCTTGCATCTATCTGTTAATTCAACATATTCAAAAGTCTTGGTAATTGGATTTGTAAATTTTTCTTTATCATCCTGGATTATACTTAATGCTGTTACAGCATATCCCCAATCAAGACCTACTTCTGTATATAATTTTTTATTATATTTATCTTTTATTCCTCTTCTGTAACTTCGATCAACTGATTCAAAGTCAAATATAGTGTCTCCGATTTTAGGACGTTTCAAAAGATATTCAGCATCCCACATCGCTTTTGATATTTGCCTTTTTCTTCTTTCTATTTCTTTATTAGAATAAAATCCGTATGGTTCTCTTACTTCTTCTATACAATATTGATAAAGCTTAGCCCCTTTTTCTTCTCTGTTATCAATTATTTCAGACATTAAACCAAATGGATTATGTAATGTCGATGTAATTGTTACAACATCTTTCACATTATCTTTTTCTTTTGGCTGTCCTAATGCTGCTTCATATATTTTTCTATCAAGTTCATCGGCTTCATCAATTAAAAGTTTACTCGGATGTGGACCCCTCGTCGACTTTGATGATGCTGCCAAAGCTGAAACCCATGATTTATTTTCTAGCTTAAATCCCTTTCCTGAAACTTGCCCTTTTACCAGTAACTTATTATCAATTTCTGATATATCCCAGAACTGATTTAAATATTCAACACATCTCGTACTTTGTTCTAAGCTTCCGCCTAATACACTAATACCGCAATTTTGTTTAAATAACGCCTGTATAAATGATAAAGCTGCATCGGTTAGCGTTTTCCCGCCGCCACGAACCGCATGCACAATCATAAACTCTTCTAACTCAGCATAAGCATCCCAAATAAAATCAAGTTGGCTACAATGACATTTACAAACAGCTGGATATGTTAATCTTATTTCTAAAACAATAATAGAATATATTGCTAATTCCCATTTTGTCCTTGGTGCAATTTCATGATAAAAATTATGTCCAAAATCTTTTATTATCTTTTCGCTAATTGGCTTTATCTTAAATAAATCATCGAAATCTTTTTTATGCTTCTTTAATTTTAAAAATGGATACATTAATTTTATTATTATTTTTGCATTTTCTATACTTATAAAATTATCAAAGTCTATTTTGTTCAATTCTTTTAAGACTTCATTCATAATTGTATTATCTGACTTTTTAGTATATTTCTTATTGTATTCTATATAATATTTTTTAGCCTGGATAAATAATTTTTCTCTTAATTTTGATTTATATATCTCTTTTTGTTCTTCTGTAACTTCTTTAATATTTTCTTCATCATTTGATTT